CTGTTGTTGGTGTTTGGAATATTCCATTAATGAATACAATACCATTTCCACCAGTTGTTCCAATACCAGAGGTATTCACTCCACTAACCGTTAGAGTATGAGTTCTCTCTTTTCCATCAAATGAAGAGGATACGTCATCATAAACTTGGTTTGAAGAATAATCTTTTCTGAGGAAAACTCTACCGGTAAAATCAGAAGTTTCAAATTTTAAGTTGTTTTCTGTTCTGGTAATGTTAGAGTTTCCTCTAGGTGGTGTAATGAAGTGAATACTGTCACCAACAATATTATATGATCCTTTGTATATTCTAGCAGCTGCTGAATTAGCATGGTTTGTTGCTGCAGAACCAACAGAACCTCTCTCAACGTTAACAAGAGGAATTGTGCCTGTATTGGTTATAGGACCTGATGCCGCAACTCCAAGACCAACATTAACAATTCTCATGTATTCGTCATCAACTTTTAATAATTCCAGTGGATTGACCGAACTGATATCATTAAGACGGAATGTTGTTGCCGTGGTTGAAATACTGCCATTTAAGGTTTTAGCAACATTTGTGAACAATAAAGGATACTGTGCAATATTATCTAAGGTGATAATTGCTTTTTCATTTCTCTTTGCCATTGCAAATTCGTGTGCATTACCTTCACCAGGAGAAGTAATAGTAACTGCAGTTCCGGCAGTTGCATGTGCTTTTGTAGTTGCAATTTGGAAAGTGTCCTCGGTTACAACAATTGCAAATACTTGTGTTGGAAGTTCTGCTTCAATAGATCCTTGTTTGTACATCATAGGAGTTGATCCAACACCAACAAAAGTTGATCCTGGAGTGTATATCAACTCTTCAGCATTACTAAAGAAGTGGTCTTTAACAGTGAATACTCCGGTAGACTGATTAAGAGTTGTAGTGTCCTCGGGGTTAATGGTCTTTGCAAAAATTGGAGTAGTATTTGATCTAAGTATAAAGTCAGTTTTATTAATTCTATCTCCGTTTATTGCAAGATACTGTGAAGTATTTAAATCTTCGATTGAATTTCCAAATAATAAAGATGGTGGTTCATTGATAAAATCGGCACTGGTGTAGAAACATTCACTGAATGCCTTTATTTCTGTATCTCCATTGTGATTTGCATCTGGATAGAATTTGACCAGAACATTATCACCACTAAATTCACCACCAAAGGTTCCAATACCTAAAGTACTACCTATTGAGATGAAAGAAGATTGTTGAGTGAATACATTAGTTCCGTCATGAACCATCATTAACTGATGAACTGACTTAGTAGTATCTCCAATACTAACTTCCACTAAAGATCTTGATGCATCAAAATTATTCTTATTAATAGTTAAGAATGCTGTTGAAACCCCAGCAGTCGTAGTTGTAAATCCAGTTTCATATGTTGCTGATCTTTCTGCACCAATTGGTTGTGTTGGCACTCTATATCTAAACGTTCCTACACCAACTGCGGTTGTTCCAAATCCAACAGTTCTTGTTCTAAGGATGACATCCTCAGCAGAATCGTTAAGATATGTCAAACTAACTATTCCAGAATTTATACTAGCACCAAAGGAACCAATAAAGTTACTAGAACCGGAAATTGCAGTAGTATCAAAGTAATATTCTGCAAGATTTGTATCATCTCCATCATGTGTTAAATACAATTCAACAAAATTGGTTTCACCGGTTACTTCTTTAGTAACAAGTGCATTCACATACAGTGCAGTGAACTTATCAGTTGAAACACCAATAACTGATTCTGTAGTATTAATAAGAACCGTTTGAGCACGACTGGTTAAGTCTATGAATCCTATCGAGGATGTTCCAATTCCAATAGTGGAATTATTAAATTTCTTCTCAATAAACTTAATATCATATTCAGTATCATATGGATCTTCTGGAGTAAATCTTAAGAAAGTATCTCCAAAATCATCTGTTTCTAAACTAAAATCTCCATATTGCTCATCATTCTCAGTTGTAAATCCAAGACCTACATTTACCAAAGATTGTTTCTCTAAAACAAGTTTATTATTATTAACAGAATCATTTAAAAATACCATATTAGTCAATTGAACATGGTTTTTTCCACTGACATCACTTACTTTAAAGATATAATTGTTATAAAGACTGGAATTATCAACTTGTAAAATATCCTTATACTCAAGAGGTTCATTATCAGAACTAGAGAACTGATCTTGTATATCATCAACTCTCAATACTTTATTTGACAGAGCCTCAGTGTAATTTGTAAGTCTCTTTTGACTCAATCTTATGAATTTAGATCTATCAGTTAAAATATCAATGTCTTTAGCATAGTCAAAGTTGTTGATGGTATCAACTCTCTTTTCGTCGATATAATCTCTAATAATTGTTGTTATTTCTTCGGATGTAGATATTCCAACTCTTTCATCTGAGTCAGATATGACTTCGGTATCTGCAAAGTTTTTGATACCAACACTATGAACTAAACTATTGACTGGTGTTCTAATATCTTTCCATTGCTGTCTACTCTTAATAGAATATGAAAGATTTTGGTAATAATCATTATCAGGTAAAACTTGATAATCCTCATTCAGTTTTCCGGTTTGTTTCTCCCAACCCTCTTCTTTTCTGTTAGAGAATTTAATTTCATAAATTCCATCATAATTCGTAAGAGTTTCAATCGTTGCAATGTTTCCGGAGGTTTTTCCTTTAATTGTTTCACCAACAGAAAGTTGATATGAACCAAATACTTTGATCAAACCAGTATTATCAAATCCAATGACTTCTAAATCTCTTTCTATGTCATCAGATAAAAGTTTTTCACCAACTTCAAAATTAGATAATGCCAGTTCAATAGTGAACGATGGATACTTTGTTTTATTAACTACAGTAGCATATGAATCTGTAATAGTTTGTGCTATTCCTGTTTGAGTTGTTAATCCAGCCAGATTAAATGTAACTTGGTCAGCATTAAGACCTGGTGTCAACTTATTTTCATATTTTGATACTGTAAAGAATTTAAATCCATAATCACTTGCATTAAATCCAGTACCACCTGAACTGTACTTAGTAATTCCTTCAACAAATACCTCATCATTTACAGCAAAAACATCTGTAGTAAATCCGGCAGAAGGAGTTGTTAATACACACGTAAATATTCCAGTATTATCGGATAAAACTTGTGTAACACTAACTCCATTTGTATTATTAACTGCAAAGATTTCTGCAGACTGATCCGATATTCCTTTTGGTGGAACGTCAATTGAAACATCAGTAATTGAACTACCGGATAATATTGGTCTTAATAAACCACTATCTAATTCTGTTCTAGTATCATTGTTTACAACAACTAATCTTGGAGCCTCTACATATCCAACTCCACCATTCGTAACTGTGATAATACCTACAGTGTTTGAATCCTTTAGTGTAATTTTTGGTGATATGAAAGCTTCTGGTTGAAGAGTTTTATCTGAAGAATATTCAAATCCTTCATTTATAATTTTCGTTTCTAATACTTTACCAATAGTATTAGTCTCTAACGTTACAAGTAAATTTTTGCCGTTGGAGTTATTAACACCACTAAACAGCGGAAGTTTCTTATATCCAGTTCCGACAGAAACTAAATGTATCTTATCTACTGCTCCAGATGCAGAAGTTGATTTGGTAGTGTACTCTAAACTATCACAATCAGAAGAAGTATAAGAAAGTCTCTCTGGATCCTCTTCTAAAGAAACAGTGAAACTTGTAACTCCAACTTCTGAAATTTTATATTCTTTATTATATACACTATCTACAAATAAAATTTCCGAATAATTTTTAACTTCTTTATCTGATGTACTGATGAAACCAGTTTTTTCTAAAGAGTAATAAAGTCTATCTGGGAAATTAGATCCATGAGAAAGAGTGAAGGTTGCATTTGCAGATCCAACTGTACCAGAACTAGATGTATTGAATGTGCTACTATTTCCAATGGAAACAAATTCATTCTTAAATTCTCTATCGTAGAATACTTTAAATTCATATCCAGTCAAAGAAGAATCAGAAAGATCGAAAACAAGATTGTTATTTTTTATAGATTTAATTCTTGGATTGATTTCGGAAATAGTTTGAGATGCACCACCAGTAGATCCAAAACTTACGATTACTGGAGGATTACTATTGGCATTTACTAAAGTTTCACATAATTGAATGACAGAGTTGCTTTGTTTGTGTACATAATATGGACCCGTCTGCACTCCCGTCATTACTGTATCTGCATCATAATATACCTTATCACCAGTATCAAAACCATGATCAGTAATAGTAATTCTACTTCTATCAGTATTGACTGATGATGAAGAGAATCCTATAGGATTAATTTGAATATTTTCAGTATCAGAATTTCTATTTACTCTGATGGCAGTAGAAGTGCCAATACCTACAGAGAGATTTGGTTTTACATTAAGTGTTACAAGGTCACCTTCAGATAATCCATGTGCAGAAGAAATTGAAACAATAGAATTGATTTTGGAAACAGTAGCAATAACATTATCATAATTCTTTTGGAAATAATAATCATCAATATCATCACCATTCACTCTAAAGTAAATTTCATCACTATTCAAAGTTGTCTTTATACCAATAGTGTTTGGAGACTTATTAACCGCATATACAACACTTGGTAAATTGAAAGGTGTTCCTGTTGGTGTAGTGGAAATTGAAATTGCCGAATTCGTTCCTCTATTAAATTCAAGTTTTTGATTAGTTTTAAATGGATGATTGGGTAGAGATATTCTTTGAGTTGGAACAGAACCTGTGATAATTTCATCACCAAAACTATATGTAACTTCAATACCAACTCCAGGAGTTATTCCAATACCGATAGATTCTGTTGGATTGAAGTTAACACGTTCATGAACTCTGGACTCAAAATAATCAACGTCCGCATCTATTGTAAATCTAGTAAGATTGAACGTTACTGCCATCCCTACAGTATGTGCAGTTCCAGATAATCCTCTATGCACTCTGATAACATTCTTATCCCGATATACATTTAAAATTTCTAAAGTTTCGGTTCCAATACCAATAGTTGAACCACCACTACCTGAAGGATTAGTAGGAACAAGATAATTTTCAACACCAGGGGGTATATCTGTTACATAAATTTCAGTTGTAATACCACTATTTGCTTTTATTTCTGTAGTTAATCCAACATTAGGAATGTTTATGAGGTCAATTTTATGATATCCTCTCAATTTGGAAGATTCGTCAGAAACATTTCTGATATCAGATGTATCGGTGCTAGAATATTGTCTTTTTATATCATCTATTAAAACATAATCATTATCTTCTAATTTTATAAAATTGAGGTAATTGGCAAGACCTACAACTACTTCTACTTTTCCATCATTTCTCCAAACCAGTGTAGATGATCCTGTAGATTTTGTAGTTTCAACACTATCAACTGTTTTTCCTTTCAACGAGGAAATATTAGCAGTTAGTCCTCCACCACTGGTTCCAGTATTATCAAACTTCAGTTTTTCACCTACTTTGTAGTCTTCTCCAGAATTTAAAATATTGATTGAAGATACGGATCCTTCACTAATTGAATCAACAACAATTTTTTGTCTCTTAATTTCATTACTTTCAATGATGAAATCATTATCTGCAGTCGGTTCCGCAATTCTATACCCAAAAGTATTTCTTAGCAGGGATGAATTGTTAAAATCAAAGGTTTGATCTAAAGATCCATTTTCTTCTAATGTATTTGATCTGTATTCATCTCCAATAAAATATGGGAATATTGGATCTCCTGTAGTTGGATTTACTGTTGCATAGTATGCATAGACTCCATTCGGAAAATCGATTGTTTTTGCAAATCTTCCATTGTTCTTATCAAGATCACCATTAACAGAATCATACTTGTAATCTTCTACAAAGAATCCAAGAGGGAATGAAGAAAGTGATGGTCTATCTTCAATATTAGATGCATCTTTGAGATAACCAGAAGTCATGGTTTTAATCCCAGAGTTAATATCTGTGGGATCTACAGGTGCATATGAACCGTAAATTGGATTTCCATCATATGCCCATCCAATAATGCCTGACAGTTCACTAGAGGTATCATTGAATGAGTTTCTTAAAATATTAAAATAACCGTTTACAGAATATGAAAGACTACCATCTACATCTTTTAATTGTTCTGTTTGCTGCTCAAACGAAAGTTTTTCTACGGAATTGACTGTAAGTGATCTTATGGATGTATCAAAAATTTCTCCAGAACCATTTGGAATTACGTTTACTACAGTTGTATTTGAATATCCAATACCAGGATTAATAACATTAACTGCAGTAATTTTTCCATTGGCAATTTCTGCTCTAAGTTTTGCACCACTTCCACTTCCTGTTGGGTCAAACACTTCCAACTCTGGAACAGAGAAATACTCTCTTCCACCAAACTGCAAGTTTACAGAATCAATAATGCCAGAAGTAATAATTGGTTTTACTTGACCCTCTTTACCAGTTTTTGTGGTAAGTGTTGGTTTCTTTTCTAAGTTTAAAATTTCAGAACCATACTTAGTGCCTGGTTCATAAAGATAAACTTCTTCAATACTACCTTTTACAACAGGTGTTAAAATTACATTATTGACCTGTGTTGTGGTTCCAAGTCCTACACTATTATAGTTTAAGGTTAATTGTAAATCGGGATATTTGAACTGCTGGAAACCAGTTCCAGTAGAAGTGAATTTTACAAAGTTTTCTTGGTCAAAGTTTGTTGTGATGGTTGCACCAACACCGGCATCACATAACCTGAATGAATCAGTTGAATTGGTTAAAACAAAATATTGAGTTGACTCTGATAAACCAGAAATTGTTTGTGGTTGAGTACTTCCCAATCCAACTACAGCAGAATACTCTACAATTTCTCCGTTAGAGAATCCATGATTGGCAAAGTTAATAGAGAAATCTGAAGTAGAAATTCCTTCTGGTTTTACTAAAAGTTTTCTATTTGTAAAAGATCCACCGTCAAGAACTCTAACTTCTGATAAGGTTTTCTTTGCTTCTCCAGTTTGGAACTTTTGAGTTCCATTCAGAGCAGTAGTTCCAAAAGAAATTGTATTAATTCCTAATGTATAGTCTTGAAGTGTATTGAATAATTTTATAGTTGTATCATTATCTACCTTTGCAATATATGTTGCGTTATCAATTAAAGATGATAAACCTAATCCAATACTGACACTTTCATTACTTAAGTTTTTATAGACAACTTCATCACCACTTTGTAAGTTATGATTTTTGATAAAAGTCAGTTGTGAGGTAGTTGTACTAATTCCACCACCATCTGTAGTTGCTCTTGCATCGAAAAAGAGATCTCTCTTTCTTAAAATGGTAATTGGTTCAAAACTTCCACCAAATCCATTTAAACCACTAGAAGTTATAGAAAGAATTTCATTGATATCAAAATCTTGTTTATCTACAATAACTTCTTTAATTTCTCCTTTTACAACTGGTTGAACCAATGCAGTAGTTCCAGATCCTGCAGATACTTCAATAACTGGAGGATTAATTACGTCAAAGTTAGATCCACCGGACAATACTCTAACACCTTCAACAGGTCCATAGTAGACCTTATCAAAAGTTTTATAGTTGGAAATTTCAACACCATTAATCAACATTCCTGTTGTTCCTGGAGTTGTCTTCTCTCCAGTACCATTCGTAATGTTCTGATTGAGGTTAAACTTCTTAAATACTTTCTGTGGATCTATTGTTTGTGATCTCTGATCATATAAAACAAATGTATGCGTTTCCAATGTAGTCGTTGCAGACTCAAATTCAACTGCATTTGTATCATCAGTAAGAAAAGATAAAGCAGTAAAAAGTTTAATTTTCTTTGGATTTGAAGAAGAAACTTTTACATAATAAAAATCATCAACAAGTCCTCTCAACCTTTGACCGGTTGGATTATATTTGACTCTATCACCACTAACAAATGGAACGTTAGTATCGAATAAAATTGACGTATATAATCCTGTTGCTATATTAACATCCTGAAGACTGCCAGAAGTTGATGAAATAGATGTTAAATTTAACTCTTTGGATATACGATATGCATAATCAGTGATCAAACTAGATCCTCTTACCCCCGACGAAGGTAATGAATTAGATGCAACATAAGCAAAATCATCATCTACATATAAATTTTGTATATCTGATATAATTTTCTCATTTCCATATTTGAAATTAACAGAAGTACTAGATGCTTTGTTAATTTTTCTTCTTATTGAGTAAGTATCGGGAGAACTTACAAAAACACTGTTATCAAAGTTTGCAAGTTCTACTGTTTTAGATCCTGCAGCAATCTCAGATGAGACATATGGTTCACTAGAAGTTGCAGTAGGATAAACGATCGTTCCAGTCAGATCAATAAACTCTACAAGATCACCTTTCTTAAGTTGAGATCTATCAATCTGGGAAAATAATTCAACGTTCGCACTATCAATGTTTTTAATTTTTGCTGAAGAGCTAGTATTATAAATCCATGAATTTGCAAAAATTTCTTTATATGTTTTATCTTGTTCTGGATTCTTGATTAATGTTCCAATATTTTTCACAGTTATTTCTTGACCTTCATCAACGAAAATATTTTTGGACTTCTGCACAAAGTTTGACAAGACTCCAGTCAATCTAAGAACTACTTTCTTAGTTGTGTCTCCTTCTTCATATGCAAAATAAGTATCATCAGAGTGAATATTATCAGTTGCATTGATATCACTGGTGACACCAGAACACTCTAAGAACTGATTAACACTCTTATTTGTGTATGTAATTGTATTATCACCAGAAAACATTGTTCCGGCTTCTGGGAATCCAATTGTAGAATCTACCGATATTACGGAAGAACCAACACTAACTTTTTCTAAAACTTTTGATGAAGGAGTGATCTGGAAATTTCCTTGTACAGAACTATTTTCGTCAAATCCTACAAATAAAGAAATTTTGAAAAACTGTTTTTGATCTCTAGTAAATGGTTCTACTGCAGATACTGATGCATTTACAAAGGCATCGGTTGTTTTTACTAAAGTTTGACCAACAAGTTTTGTTGGATCTCCAGAGATAGCTTCAGCAACACATACTTCCCTTCTAATGAAGTTTGCATCAGATGGTTTTGTTACATAATCTTCTAGGTTGATTATACTTGGTGTTTCTCCATACAATACATTGAAGAGTATTCTGAAAGAATCATCAGTTCCTTTTGACTCATAAAATGATCTTGCTTCTTTTATAAAGTTGCCTACATTTATTTCAGAACTTAACTCTCTATTTTCAAATCCAGGTGTAAACGTGGTTTTGATCTTATTATAAAATTCCTTTAAAAATAGTGAACTGAGGTTTTGTACAGTCGCACCATTACTGTGAGATGAAGTAGTTGATGTGGAAAATACTAACTCTTCTTCATTTAAATCTGCATGATAACTGGTAATACCAGAAAATCCACGAACACAACCAGTAAAAGTATTTGTTGTTAAACCAGTGTATGTTATAATCTCATCATCAATTTTTAGCAATCCATATTGATTTGGAAATCCTTTTGTGGTTGGTACTGTGATGGTAGTAGCAGCAGTATCAATATTAGAGGATAATGTTGTAGAACCTACAACTACTTCTGGAGTGAGGTTATCTACTTTAAGATATTGATCTAAATTCTCTACAATATCTGTAGGACCACCTTGATATTCTTGCGAAATATAATATTGCTTAAGAAAATCTACTGCCTTCGGACTTTCGTCCAAGACAAACTCTGGTAACTGATTGGAAACTATATCCTGAATCTTTACTCGTGATTCAATTCCAGTCTGTATCATATTACTCTCTAATTAAACTTCCGTTGGAATAACTTGACGTATAGAAATCTCTGTTGAAAACAGTTCCAGATATTTCATCACCCGATGAAATAACATCCTTAATCATATTTATTTTAGTTTTTGAGATATCCAAATTGAGATAAAGATCTCTCAAACCAACAACATCATTTGATTCTGGGAATGCCTGAATCTCTATGACATTATTTGGTTTTGATGTAGATGTAATATTTACCGTTCCTAAATTAATCTCCCCACGAACATAATCAACTGTTCCTGCGGATTTTGCTACGACTCTAACTGTTCCATCTGGGAGGTTTTTAACAATAGATACAATTCCAGTTTTCTTATCTGGATTTGGAACATCTGTCAGATATACAGTATCATTGTCACCGGCAACTTTAAATCCTGTTGATTTTATATTCTTTCCAGCTTCTAAAACATGGAATTGATTTCCAAAACACAATTCATATTGTGCAAATTGATTCAATAGTGCTACCAGGTTTCTTCTAATTTTAACTCTGGATATGTTTGAAGTAATTGCAGTGTCAGTGCCGTCAATTGTCTTCAATGCTTTACTATATCTAAATCTTCCACCAAACTTATTAAGGTCGGCAGACTTTGAATAATTTGTAAGTGATTGTGATATTTTTGTCTTCAAACTATCAGGTGTGGTGACCATAGAGTCATTATAATAAACAAAAGAATCGAGTTCAACGTACAGAATTTTAAGATCGACAATTTTTTGATTAATACCTGAAATTGAATATTGCTTTAATTCGGATAAAATTCTTGATTTATTAAAATCTGATACAAGGAAACCATTTTTTGGTTTAATTGAAATCTGAACCGTACCAAATTGTGGTGGATCCAACTCTTCACCACCAACAATTGATACGGAATCGGTATCTGAGTAAATTCTTTTTATAATTGATTCATAGTCACGTCCAGTAACTGCTCTATTCTGTGATGAATAAGTTCTAGGAGCAAAATACTTGATCGAATTCAAATCTTCAATTTCACCACCATTACGTGATGCATTATTAGTTGTTATTGTAAAAGGTTGAGTTGCAAGATTATTTCCATCAGAATCAACTATTTGACCAGCAAAAGAAAATGCCTTTGCACCGTTTCCATCCTTACCACTTGTCGTCAAATAATTTACAGTTATAATCTCACCTGTCTCAAGTTTTCTGCCAATCAATCCATCACCAAACAGAAGTTCATATTTTTCGTCTTGGACTTCCTGGATCAAATAAGTGAATGAAGTTGAAGTAGCATCAGTAATATTATCAATTAACTTATATTCTACTCCTAGACCATCCTCACTTTCTTTTTTCACGTATACTTTCATGGTTGATGTATCAATAAAAGAATTATCTAAGATAAATCTTTGATCCAATGAAGAGTCTACAGTGAATTTTTTGGTAATATATGTTCCTTCTAATATTTCTAAATTACTAAACGTTGCCGTTCTTTGTGTGACATCAACACCACCAACGGTAAAATCTGTTATTGTGGTTGGCAACTGAACATCTTCTACTATCGAGAATGTATATGCAGTATCACTTATATCAGCAACAGTAACTAGTCCTCTCTTCAATACAAATGTTGGTGTGGTCGTGTCCTGTACATCCACTGTAAAGGTTACAGATGCCTTTGCAGCAGTTCTAGAACTCGGTACATACCCAATGTTCCTTGCAAGAGATACAACGTTCTCACGGAGGGTTGCAGAGTCCAAGAAGGACTCATTAACAACCATGTTAGAGTTAAATGCAGTTATATAAGTGTTATATGCTAGAGTATCGAGTAATACAGAAAAGTTTGATCCTTCAAAGTCAAACCCAGAAAAATCTGAGTTTGCACGAAGATAACTCTTAATTGACTCTTTTATCTGATCGAAATCTAGATCTGTGAATTTTGTAAAAGGCATATTATCTGGTTGCCTCTAATAGGAACGAATATTCTTGTGTCGGAAACTCTTGCCCAATGATGTCAAAGATGACATTCACTTCAAATTCATTTCTATCCGGTCTAGGAAATACTTGAATTTCCAAATTATCGACTCTTGGTTCGAAATTTTCAATAGAAGTTTGAATTTGATCAGCAATCACAGAGGCAGTACCAAAATCAACGAAGTCAAATAAACTTTCTCTGATATCAGATCCAAATAATGGATTAAAAAACTTCTCAGTAGGTATCGTTTGAACAATATTTCTCACAGACCTACGTATCGCTGCCTCATTTTTGAGGACACGTAGGTCACCAGTAACAGGGTGTGAATCAAATGATAAACTAATATCCTTAAATGCTCTAGATATCCTCCGATTTGCCATTTTGACTAGAGTTTTCTGACTTTATTTATACCCTTATCCGTAAATTGGTTCTGTTCCATAATCCCAATCATCATAATCTTCGTCATTACGAATATTTTGATGCAATTCTGCCTGTTTTTTCAAATTATGACGTTTTGGTCTGTCGTGCATTACCTCTTGTAGCACCATTTCTTCGGGATCATTCGTTTGTTTTGGCAATGACCAGTAATCCGACGTTAAACTTGTTGTTCCCCATGCTTCCTGCATATAACTGATGTCTCTATCGACGGGTGAATTGCCCATTTTTGCTCCTGATTGGTAAAATCAGAACTTTTTGAGGGGTTGCTATCCCTATTTTTATTTATTTTCACCCTCTTCGGGCACATTTTCACGTTCTTTTGCCGTTTTCCAGAAATATTCGTCCTCACGACCCATTCCAAGTCGTTCATTTCCATTTTCAACCTGATAATATTGCGTCGAAACCTTAAAATCTGGCATTTTGGGGTCAACAGGGGTCAGACTATTGTCAAAAATACGTAATCTGTTGTTTGGATACAGTGCATACTGCCCATTTTCAAGTTCAATCAGGTTATGAGACTTGTGTTCGGCAGGATTTTCACTCGTTGCCCAGTCAACATAGTCCGGATCATGGTGATAATTATCAATCGTACAGATATAAGTACCCTTTACGATGCCGTGGTCCCTTGTATATGCCTCAAAGTCCATTGAACCAATGAATTTCTTGTCCACTGATACAACCCCATAGTCCATACAATTCCAGAACTGTAGGTTTGGTAGACTCATATCAGGTGAAGGGGTCTCAGGATCCGATACAAAGGCACTGATGGGCAATTTATCATACATTGCCGCATACTCTGGTAAATAAGTCTCAAAATAAAAAGCACGTCCAGGAATCGATTTAACCGAAACCCAGACGCCCTTCACGAATTCACCATGTCCACTTTGATGATCTGTTAGATATTCTTTACGAACCCATACTTCCATTGAAGGAAGATTTGCTATCAAACATGCCATGTGACGTAATATTAGTTAATGTATATATTACCGTCCTTGTCCCCGATACCTCTTGCGAGACGAGTTACGCGACGTTGCCGCATACTTCGTATTTTTACCCGAGCCCTGCCGAGTTTTTTTCGGTTTACCGGGCATAAAACCGTCTTTGACTAAACCTGTTTTTGAACGAACTGCCATAATACTCCTTAAATTTCAATCATTTTTGTTTCAAGATCTTGTGGTCTTGGAGAACCTTTCTGATAATACTCTATCGAAAGATCCTCCATAATATCAAAGTATTCTTCCTGGGTCAATCCCCTGTAAAGAACTTCCCCCTTATGGAGAATTGTATACTTTGTCTGACCCATCAGATAACCCTTGACTTCTCGTGACCAACTCTGATACGAGGATCACACCAGATTTCAAATCCTGCTTCGATAGCATCGAGACAGAATGATACATCTTCTCCACACATATCTTGTACCTCTCCACTCTCAAAGACTTGCATCTTCGGTGCAAACCATGGATACTTCATCTCAGAATGCTCAAATACTCCATTCTTAATCAGTACCCATCCAAACCCTGTGTAGTCTACAGTAAATGGTTTCTTGCGTTTGGAAATACTCTCAAGGGTTTCATGGTTCATTACACCACCATTGTTACGGAAATCATCCTCTTCCATCCAGTGTGCAACACTTGTCGTTTTGCCGTCTTCCGTACAATACCATCCACTTGCAATATCCTGATCCATCAGAACTAATTGCCAGAACTTCTCAGTATTGAATACAATATCACTATCAATCCATAATTGATAATCATAGTTCAACTTTCCATCCCAAGGAATTTGATCCGGTCCTCGCAGTACATTCGCACCTAAACACTTGCACCTTGCAAAATTCACCATTGATGAATAATCTTGCGAGATCTGAATGCTTGCTCCTGCTTGTACAAGATCAAAACAAAGTTGTACAAAATTTTTGAGATACGTGTAGGAGACTCCTCTACCAGGCAGGCAAAACACTACAGTCTTGCCCTTGATCATTTCCCTTGCCTTATCATAGTCCCACTCTTGAGTGCTCTCTGATGGTTTGGGTTTTTTTGCTTTAACAGTAAATCCTTTAGCCATAACTGTAAGTAACTACGTCACTATCATAACACTCTATCTATAATCAGTCAATATCTCTGATGATAATACAATCGTTCTCAACCTCGATGTTTACTTCTACTCCCTCGTACCACCCCTTCTCATCACAAATCCACTCAGGAATTATAATATAGTGCTCCCCCGACACTGGATCGATCTCTATGGTCGTTAAATTTTCCTGCGGATTTTTTTGCATATCTTTGAACCCTATCGCATGTTTTTATATATGAAAAAATTTTTTTATGAGAGAGAAATAGAGAGGTCGATCTGGGTCGTTTATAGCTTAGGGAAGTTAGGGGTTTTTATATACGGGGGTCGGGGCACGGCGGGCAACACATAAGGGGGGCATATACCCCCCAACTGCTGTTATCACGAACGAATGATTATCAGACTGTTGCATACTTAGGGTTGTTGAAGTTAGCAACACTGAAGGACCGACGATTGACCAACTTAAATGTTCCAAACTCATTGTGCATTACATAACCCTCACCGGA